TGGTCCCGACCGGGTACGACTTGGCAATCCGTGCAGCCTCTATCTCATCCCTCTTAAGGTCATCCATCATATTCCGCTTCATCTTGCATCCCCCTTCAGTCTGTTTTCTCATCATCATCATATTACTTTTATAGACACATTGTGCGTATTTGTCAAGCTTTTTCGTACGATTTTTTCGCTTTTTTTTCGGTTTTTTTCTAAGGAATTTCTAAGGAAACCGTTTGTTTTGGTTGTTTTAATTGCCCTATTTCAAAAACGGCTTTTCGTAAATCCTCAAATAGCTATATAATGGCAACGGCGCCAATGGTCGAAAAGAATAACTGACAAGTAGCGGTTCTGCTATCCAAACACTGAATTGCTTGCCATGTAATGAGTTACCATCCGTCAACCGCCCGATTCTAAGGGATATTCTAAGGAAACGTCCGAAAAAAAACGAGCATCCCTGGTGATCCGTACCAGATGCTCGGGGCTCTCGCGGTCGTAGTGCATGCTCATCTTTACCGTCTGGTGGCCCATCATCTGCATGATGTCACGTGTGGAGTAACCGAGGTTGTGCATAGTCACGTCGAAGAAGTGACGCAGGGAATGGTAGCGCACATGGGGCAGGCCGCAAGCGGCAAGCAGGGGCTGGAAGTGGTCTCGTATCCATCCCGATGCATTCAGCACCCGCGCGGTTTTGCCGGGAAACAGCCACCCGGTATGCTGGATGTACCCGCGCAGGATACGCTCCAGCTCCGGCAGTAGCGGAACAACCCTCGCCGGCTGGCTCTTCAGGTATTCTTTGACGCGGCTGTTGTGTACTTGACGATGCACGTGGATGCAGCCGCCTTTGAAGTCGATGTCCTCGACCCGGAGCCCGAACGCCTCTGACCGCCTGAGCCCCGCCATGCCACCCAGGCCGATGAGCGCCCGCTCCCGCGGGGCCGCCCGGTCGAGCAGGGTGCGGTACTGCTCCATGGTGAGCACGGCGGGTTTTACCTTCTCGGTCTTTCGCCGTTGGATGTGCAGCTCGTTCCGGGGCAAAAGCTCCCACCTGACAGCAGTATCAAGCGCCCGCCGGAGAAAGCTCAAAGCCTGCCGAGCGTAGCTGTCGGAGTAGTCGCGCCGTATGGCGTTCTGCGCCTCGTCCAGGGCGCGGGCGGTGAGCCCCTTGAGGGTCGCCGGTAACCGGGGCAGAAGCACGGTGCGGGCTATTTTCTCGTACACATCGAAGGTGTCGGTGCGAATTCCGCTGTCCACCTGGCCGGCAAGATGCTCCAGGTACTCGCGGAAAAACCGCTCGGTGGGTACTCTCGAAGGTACCGCTCCGGCGGCCAGATCGCGTACCAGGCGGTCGTAATCGGCTGCCGCAGCCTCAGCTGTGGGTCGAAGGGGGCCGGTGTACGTCTTGCCCTTGTACCACTTGGCCGCGTACCACTTGTTGCCCTTGCGGTAGACGCCTTTACGTTTTGGCATTTACCACTCGTCCGGAATTTGGTCGAGAGCAGAAGCGAGGTCATTAATTAACGATTCAAAATATGCTGTTAATTCGGCCTTTGTCTTATTGTCCAATTCTTCATCTGGTACGTGATCTTTTCTTCCCTCTATCGTGATTTCTCCAAAAACATCTTCTATTGTCGTGCGGCATCGGTTTTCTTTTGTTTCTATCGTCATTGTGTACCAGAAATCAACAACAATACCTAATCCCATTTTCTTTTTGTGTATCCCTCGTCCAACTATAATTCCCTCTGCTTTATCCTGATATTGAATAACTTCACTGGAAGCCACAAATGTTTTTGCCATCCACTCGTTCGCACGTCTGTACAAATCGTCCTGCGTTCCCTGCGCTTTGATAACTCTTTGAATATGAATGGGGTTTCCGTCAGATGTTGGCGTTGAGGCGCATCCTGCAAGTAAAAGTATCGAGATAATCACTAAAGCAACTGTTCTGCACTTCATAATTATCCCCTTTATTGTGAGTTTTTCGGGTTTCTCCCCAGGTAGTAAATAGTGCAATTTCCGTCAACAATGGTCTTTACACATCGTTGGCGGCCCGCCCTTCCTCCCCTGACCCAGGGCTGCCGCGTTCACGCTGGCGATGTTCCTGTATGATCCTCTTATTTTCTTCTTCCAGCTCTATTCCCTTTCTGACCAAATAGATGACCTGTTGGCTGAATGATCGGTTTCCTTCGATTCGAAGGTTCTCGATTGCCTGAATAATATCTTCAGGAAATCGAATCGTTTTTTGGGGATCGTATTTTTCTGCCTGCATATTCCATCATCCTTCCCTCCCGGTGTATTCATTTTAATGCATTTGTAACATCTGTACAATAAAAACTTTGTTTTTTCGGCCTTTTTTTCTTGACAAAACATGACGATGTATTACAATGGGATTACGAGAACTTCAATAGAGGGGAATGGGATGAACAACAAGACTTCTGTTACAGTAAGGATGCCGAACGATTTGCTTGCTGATATAAAACGTCGAGCTCATGAGCAACGCAGATCTACCAGCCAGCAGATAATTCTGTACGTAGAGAAATCTCTGAAAGCTGACCTGGCGGCAGAAAAAGGGGGATTACATGAAGGATCAAACAAAGAAACTATCTCTGTTTGAAAAACTGCTGATAGTGATCGTCGGGCTGATGGTTCTGTGGATGTTCGTGGTTATGCTCACGCCGCTGCCGGTGCAGGCCGCGGACTTTCACGGGGAGATGGAAATCGGGTACGACATCGATAACCAGCTGTGGGAATACTCGGTTGAAGTCGATCTTGGGCAGCAGGTCTGGAAGCTGTACCCGCACGTGTTCGGCGGCTGGTATACGCTGACCGAAGTCCAGAGCCTCGACACATGGACGCCATGGGTGCAGGTATACCGGTTCGGAGCGGGTGTCCGCATAAACCGCATTGATCTCACCTACACGCATTATTGCATGCATCCAATCTGGCGTGCCGACGGAGTTCTGTTCGGCTACTCGGATTACATCCTTCAGGGCGGAAACAAAATCGCAGTGAGGTACTCCTGGTGAACGATTGGGTAAAGCCTTCGACGATTGCTGGCATGGTGAGCGTGTCCACGCAGACCGTTATCAACTGGTGTGGACGAGACGTGGACCCGCTACCGCATAAGCGCGAGGGGAAAGTGATACGCATCTGTGTCGAGGACTTCTGGATCTGGTGGCACCGGGACTACAAGGTCCGGCGGCCACAAGCTGAAAGGCTGTACACGCTGAGAAAGGAGGTGGGCTGACATGGTACGAGGGCTCGGTATCGATGTGCAGAAAGAAATTGTGCAGGACCTGGAGCGGTGCAGAGATATTGCCCGCGAAGCGTACGCGACGGTAGAGATCGTGGCGAACGAACTGCTGGCACGGGCTGATTTTCTCCAGGGTTATGCCGAACGGCTGGCAGAAATCCCGGAGGTACAGAGGGGGATTATCGCCGAGCTCAGAAAGGAGGAGGTGCTTCTGAAAAAACAGGCTGATGAGCTAAAAGGAATCGAGTGGTGAAGAAGGGTACTCCTGCAGGCCTGCGGGTAGATCCTTTCACCGCTGGCGGGAGGGGGCCGTTGAGCCCTCTCCCGACCATAATCAGGAGGTGAAGGAAATGAGTGACAACAAAGCATTGACAGTCCGGGATCCACAAGAGGCCCGGGACCTGGTACAGAAGTACCGGAGCGAGAACCAGCTGGTGTTCGTGAGCGAGGAGGATCTGCAGACACAGTCCGCGTTTATCCCCGCCGTAGTAGCAGTTCACGCCGAACAAACGGATTTTCACAACATTTCCGGCAAGATGATGCCCAAACGTGAGCTCAAAGACCGTATCGCGGAGGCTGCAGGGATCGTATTCCTGGAGCAGAACTGCGGTACCAGGACGGAGAACGTGGACGGGAACACGGTGTATGTCGGGTACGCGCAGGCGAAGAAACGAATGCCCGACGGCACCTGGCGAACGAGTTCGGTCTGTGAGTACGAGTTCGATCCGATCAAACGAGCGGAAGAGGATTTTCTCCGGGATACCAGAGGGAAATACAAGACCGAGAAGGACCAGAAGCTGGCGATCCTGAATTACCAGAAGTTCGGGCGGCAGAGAGCCAGTACCGGCGCCCGGCTCCGGGTTATCAACGAGCTGACGGGCATGCCGACGGCTCTGGAGCCGAACCAGGTGCGGAAAGCCCTGGTGTTCGCGCGTGTCCTGGTCAACACTGACCGGCTGTTGGAAGATCCGGCTACCCGCGGCGAAGCCGTGAAGCACGCCCTGGGCGTCACTCAGCAGGTGTATGGGCACGCGGACTACGAGGTGCAGAACGGCGATGAGCCTGCGCGAATCGAGGCGCCGGAGGAATCGGCGGTTGAAAATCCTGCAGATGAACAATGGGATATTCCAGAAGAGCCGAAAGAGGATGCGACCGGGATAAAAGGGGCCATGCGTGAGCTGGAAGCGTTCTACGAACAGTACAAGTCCGTGCTCCCTGTCGGGCCAAAAGGCTGGATCGAGGACGAGCTTCAGAAGAAAGAACATGACCTGGAAGTGGTGAGCAGTCTGCTTGACCGCGCCCAGGATTGGGAGCAGCGGTACCTACAGCAGAAGGGGGGCCGGTCCTCGTGAATGTCAAATGGGTCGGCATGAAGTGCACATCTTGCGGCGAGAAACCGATCAGGTGCCGGGGGCTCTGTAACACCTGCTATAGCAGATGGAGGCGCCGAAGGCTCGGAATGAAAGAAAACCGCTGGTGGGGAAAATGTACGGAATGCCGACTCTGTGGCGCAAAACCAGTAAGTGCCAGAGGCTTATGCAAGAGTTGCTATGGCCGCATCCTTGAGAGGTACCACAGGGATAGACGGAGAATCCAAAAATATCGCGCCGGTGAACGATACCGTTTTGGTGGTGATCGTCAGCAGATAATTGCCAATGCCAGTGGATCGTGTCAGCTCTGCGGGATGACTGAGGCTGAAGCGATCCGTAGGTGGAACAGGAAGCTTGATGTCCACCATATAGATGGACGTGGGCGAACGAGTGATAGTCCGAATCACAGCAAAGACAATCTTCTCGTAGTGTGCCGCATCTGCCATATGGCGATCCACCATCCAAAGGGGCAAAAAATCGGCGCTGTCGGGAGGACAACATGAGTATTCGACTGCTCCATTTTTCCGATCTGCATTATTCACGTGAGAATCAGGAACGGGCGCTGCGGGCTCTGGAAACTGTCGCAGAGACAGCCGAGAAGGATACACCGGATGTGATCGTGATCGCCGGCGATTTATGGGATCGGCCCGTGAACAACACGGACAGCTCCGGCCTACCGTATCTGGTGCGGGCTATACAACGGCTCATGGATGCGGCGCCGGTTGTCGCGGTCACTGGGACCCCGACTCATGATGTGCTCGGGTCGTATTCGATATTCCAAGAGATCCATGCGCGCCACCGGTTCACGCTGCTGATGCCGATGATCCCGTATTTCGTGGACAACTTCGACGTGCAGCCCGAGGGCAGGACCGAACACAGTAAGCTGCTGGTATTCGGGATGCCTGAGCCGCAAAAGAGCTGGTTCCTGGCCGGCCAGCAGCTTGGCAAAGAGGAGAGCAACAGGGCGATTGTCGACGGTATGCGTGGGATGCTTTTGGGCATGGGCGCCATAAGGGAAGAGCACGCGGATCTGCCCTGCCTGTTCGTCGGGCACCTCACCGTGGCCGGCGCAAGCATCAGTGAGAGCCAAGTGCTGCCTCCGGGAGGTATCCAGATCGGTGCTGACGACCTGGCGCTGGTCGGGGCGGATTATTACGCGCTCGGGCATATTCACATGGGGCAGCAGGTCGGGAATCTTCCTGCCTGCTATGCCGGCAGCGCGTTTCCAGTGGACTGGGGGGAACGTGATCAGAAGCATTTCAACATCGCGGAGTCTCCTGCTGCCGACGGCTTCGATCTGACCATCGACACCGTCCCGTATCCCTTCCTGCCGCGGAAGAAGATTGTGGTGGAGGCGGACGTTCATAAGGACGGCTGGATTGACCTGGTCACATCTGATTCCGATATCAACGGATACGATGTCTGGCTTCAGATCAGGGCTGCAAAGGAGCAGAGGGCCGGTATCGATTCTGATGAGATCCTTGCAGGCCTCCAGAACGCCGGCGCTGGCCCAGGTTCCCGCGTCGAGATTGTAAACATATCTACAGAAACTGTGCGCTCAGAGCGGATCACCGAGGCTTTGCGGCTCCGGGACAAGGTCGGCATCTACGCTGAACTCTCCTGTGAACAGGTGACGGATAGCATACTGGAAAAATCTGACGAGCTGGAGCTCCGGGCCCAGGAGCAGGGAGAAGCTCCAACTGGTCTGCATATCCGGATCCAGCAGCTTGTTCTCCGTGGTGCAATCGGCATCAAGAAGGGGCTTGGGCTCGACGAGGTGACGGTTGACCTGAACACGTTTGACCAGGGGCTGATAGCGCTGGTCGGGCAGAACGGCGCCGGCAAGACCACGTTGATCGAGAACATGCACCCGTATCCACAGATGCTCACGCGCTCGGGCAAACTGCAGGATCATTTCTGCCTGCGCGACTCCTACCGAGATCTGTATTTCATCGACGAGAATACCGTCACTGAGTACCGAGCGTTCATGCAGATCGACGGTGCGAACAAGAGCGGGTCCGTGGAGTATTTCCTTTACCTCAGAGGTAACGGAGATACCTGGCAGCCCGTGGGCGAGACCAACGGCCGGAAGGATCCATACGAGGCCGAGGTTGCCCGGCTGTTCGGCAGCCTGCCGCTGTTCCTCCGGAGTGCGTTCGTCAGTCAGAAACAGCCGAAGAACCTGCCGGACCTGAGCGAGGCGACCAAAGGCGAGAAGAAAGCGTTATTCCGTGAGCTCGGCGGGCTGGATTACCTGCAGACGCATGCAGAGATCGCGAAGGCGCAGGCGGATGCCATTGAGCAAGAGCTGGTCGGGATCCGCGCGAAGCTGGAGCGGGAAGAAGAGCTTCAAGCTGAACTGGCCGAGGCGCGACATCACCTGGCCGACATCGAAGAGGACGAGTACAACGCACAGGCCGAGCTGGAATCATTCGGGGAAAAAGGCAAAACCCTGAAGGAGCAGTACGAGGATCTGCAGAAGAAGGTTGAAGAGAGCGACCGGGTCCTGGAGAAGATTAACGACCTGGGTAAGCAGATAGACGAACTGTGCGACGAGCGATACCGGTTGCAGGCTGATCATTCTGTCTACGAATCAGCCGCGTCAAACCTGGTGGGCGCGAACCACGAGCGCCAGCGGTACCACGACCTGAAGAAGCAGGAGGGAGAGCTCAATGCAGAACGGGCCCGGGTTTACGAGGAGCGGGAACGGATCAACGCTGAGTACAACCGTGAGAAACAGGCTGTGGCGGATGCTGAGCGAGAGATCACGGCAGAGACGTCCGAGCTGTCTGCGAAGATTTCGAGCGTTGAGAGTTCGCGAGCTGTCATTAAAACAAAGGCCGAGCAGCTGGACACCGGGCTCCGGGAGCCGGTGACCGAGGAATGCCCGACCTGTGGCCAGAAATGGCCTGCTGAAAAGAAGGCTGTTTTCGAGCAGAAACGGACGGAAAAGCAGGCGGAACTGAACGAATTACAACAGCACATTTTCGAGGCCGACAAGGAGCTTGCAGAGCTCAAAAAGCAGGTGCAGGAGCTCGATGCCCGCAAGGGAGCCCTGCAGTACCCGCCCGAACCGGACTTGCCCGGTTTCGATACCCGCATCCTACTCGAGATCCAGGACCAGATAAGAGCCATCAACCCTGACCAGCTGAATGAAACCATCCGGAAAGCTGACGAGGCTCAGGTGCGTATGGGTGAGATCAACAAGCGCCTGGAACAGATCCGTAGCATAATCCGCGAGAAAGAGAAAGAGATCCAGGCTCTCGGGTCAAAGATAAACGTCCAGGCGGAATCCGAGTTCCGGCGGGTGGGCGCCGAGCTCGAAGAAACCCGGGCGAAGTACCACGAGAAGGACAAGGATCTCACGCGGATCCGCACGGAGATCGCGGCCTGCAAGGACAGAATCGACCATTTTGAGGCCGAGCTCTCGCAGATATCGGACCTGCGGGCGACAGCTGCGGGTAGAGAGCAGGACAAGGCCGATTGGGTGTACCTGCAGCGGGCGTGCGGTCCGGACGGCATCCAGGCGCTCGAGCTGGACGCCATGGGCCCGGGGATCGCGGAAGTCGCGAACAGCATCCTTGAAAGCGCCTACGGCAGCCGGTTCCAGGTGGAATTCCGTACCACGCGTATCGGTGGGTCCGGATCGAAAACGAAGCAGATCGAGGATTTCTCAATCTGGATCCTCGACTCTGAGACAGGCGAGGAACAGCTGCTTGAGACGCTGTCCGGTGGCGAGAGCGTGTGGGTGAAGCGTGCGATTTACGATGCCTTCGGTATCATTCGTGCACGGAAAACCGGGACACAGTTCCGTACCGTGTTCCAGGACGAGGCCGACGGCGCCCTGGACCCGGAGGCCCGGCAGCACTATTTCCGGATGCTCGAACGGGCACACGTCGAAGCTGGCCGCTGGCATACGATTGTGATCACGCATTCTGCCGAGGCGCAGGAGGTGATCGGTCAGCGTATTGAGATGCGGGCCCTGAGCTCCGGTGCGAGGGAGGAGGTGACGGCATGAGCAAAAAAAAGAAGCTGTGCCCGTTTCGGGTGAACACGGAGAGGGCGAATAACGTGACGGTCGCGCATTTTGACGAGTGTTACGAGCACCGCTGCGCCCTGTGGACTGAGGTGTTTACCGCCGAGTATGGACGGGTTTCTGGCTGTGCTCTGATGATTCGGACCCATATGAATCAGAACGGGATGTACGTCGTATGACCTTTGAGCGACACCTGCCAGGATAGAGTGGTGTGACTGCCGGGAGAGACCGGCACCTTTAACCGAAAGGGGGGTTATTCCATGCCGACATGTTCCGCTCAGGTTTCCACGCAGCTGCTCAACGAGATCAAGAAAACCGCAGAAGATTACAAGCTCCCGAAGTCCGAAATACTCCGCGCCATGATCAATTATTTTCTGGCACTGCCAGGTGCTGACCAGACCAGTGCCCTCGAATCGTACGTCGCGCAGAGCAAGCGGGGCAAGCTGTACGCCGAGAAACGCCAGCTCGAGCAGCGAATCAAAGAGATTGAGGCCGAGCTCAACGGGAAGGGGTGAGCCTGTGGATGTTTACGAGTTTGAAATGCATGGCGGCAAGAAGGTGCCGTTTTATTTGGTTGAGGACGTGCGGCACTATTTCGGGAAAGGGATTTATAACGAGGACGTACGACGTGCCATGAGCACGATCAAGGCCGAGATCCGCATGCGACAGCAGGTGTTTGCGAGGGACCGGGTCAAACGTGACCGGAAGGTCGCCGAGATGGAGCAGGTTCTCCGGGTGCTATCCCGGTTTAGCGACAAGTTCCCGGAGCTGCAAAAGGAGTTTCTATGACCGATATCAACCAGGCGATCGTGGAGAAGATTGTCACGCATTACCGGTACAAACCGGAGATGACCCAGGTGGCATTCGTGAAGTACGTGAACGACGCATGCAAGGAAGTGATTGCCAGTATCGAAAAGGAGATGCGGTGGCAGCCGCGCGAACGTATCGACGAGCTGCCGATTCCCTGAATTACCGACCCTTTTCCTGGTCGCTGTAGACGGCCGGCGAGGGCACAAGAAACCGCCCGGGGTTCCAACCTCCTTTCCCCGGGCGGGAATTAAATCTGCGAGGAGATAGCATATGCCTTACAAGGATGACGTTGAAGAAATGATTTTTCGCAGGCGAACCGAGATCACCGAACTGCAGGACAAGTGCGTCAAATACCAACAGAAGACGGAGGACGAGATCTCTGCCAGGCTGGCCGAGATAACGATACTCGAGGAAATAGCGCCGACGCTGCCGGAGAAACAGCCACACATGTTCAAGATGGAGGGGTGAGCCTGTGGCGAGTGTAAAACGAGGTCTGAGCTATTTCAGTGTGGACACAAACTGGGATCGGAAAATGAAACTGATCCGTGCGAAGTTCGGCCTGGAAGGTATCGGGTTCGTCATTGAGCTGTGGGCCATGATTTACCGGGAGGGATATTACCTCATCTGGGACGACGAAACGCAGCTTCTTTTCTTTAATGAGGTACATATTTCGCCGGAAAAAGGAATCGGAATCATCACTTTCGGAATCGAAAAGGGCCTTTTCAGAATCTTTAAGATTCGGAATCAGCACATTCTGACATCTTCAGGAGTCCAGAAACGGTATATCGAAGCCTCTTTGAAGCGAAAAGAGCTCCATTTTTGCCCCGAAATCATGCTCGTCCACCCGACGATTCCATCATGGTCGCAAACTCAATTAATTCAAGATTCTGTAGACGATATTTTAGATTCTGAAAGCGCACATTCCGAATCGGAAAGCGCCCAAAAAGATTCTGAAACACCACTTTCCGAACCCAAAGGAAGTAAAGGAAGTAAAGGAAGTAAAGGAAAGGAAGTAAAGGAACCGGAGAACCAAGGCGCTCCTCCTTCGGACTCGCCTACGGCTCGTCCTGCGGAGGTTCTTTCGCGCCTTTCAAACCCCAACGGCACAGCCCTCGAACAACAACGTGCCATGGCCGATCGGTTGCGTGTCGAGGACCCCGATGCGTACCGGCAGCTGGTGAAAAAGCACCCGGAGCTGGCTCAGATCGGACCGCAATCGGACCCCGAAAAAGACCGCTGGGATGTTCCGGGCGAGGGGGAACCGTAGCGTGCGGAAGCTTGCGGATGCACCATTACTGCGAGGAGGTGAGACGTGGAAGAGAAAGTGTACTGTTGCAACTGTATTCACTTTAGGGACAATCCAGAAGCGTGCCACGCGGATAAGAACTGCCGGGAGAATCATCGCAGCCGTATGGGGGTTCGCATATTACCCCCAGCGCTGATAAACAAAAAAAACGACTGCCCATGGTACCGGGAGCAACCTGAAGTCACCAGGATAAAGCGACGCATCTTGCGGAAGGAAAAACGACGATGAAACCAACTCCCGAAAATCTGATCAAGCGCCAGGTGAAGGATTACCTGAACTATCGCGGCTGGTACAACTTCCCGATCATGCAGGGGCTGGGGAGCATGCCGGGGGTGTGTGACCGGATCGCGATCAAGGACGGCCAGGTATTGTTCATCGAGATCAAGGCGGCAAACGGCCGGCTGAGCGACAAACAGCGGCGGTTCAAGCAGAGCATCCAGGCCGCCGGCGGTGTGTACATCGTGGCGCGTGGGTACGAGGATCTGGAACCGTATGTCGAGGAGGGGGCATGAGACTACTAGCAAAGCTGTGGTGCATACTGTGTGAGTGGTTTGATGATGCAAGACACTGCGGGGGGAGACTATGAAACAGTGTACCAAGTGCGGGAAAGAAAAGAGGCTGAGAGACTTCAACAAGAGCGGGGGTACAAAGGACGGTCTTAATGCATGGTGCAGGGCGTGTACAAAGGCGTACAGACCGAAGAACAACTGGAACCCGTTTTATCTGGTGACTGACCGGGAATACGATTTGAACCTCGCCTTTCTGGGCGACAAACAGAGCGCGGGCGAGTACAGGAGGGTGGGATGACTATCGGAGAACTGTACGCTATCAGGGAGCTTATACGCTACATCGTCATACCGCACACTGCGTTACTGCTGATGCTTTCGGGTACGGTATTCGCGGCGTGGCGTGGGGCGAAGAAGAACGGACACGGGGTAGCAGCAGGTATACTGGCATTGGCTGTCGGGGCGATAGTGCTGATGCGGTGGGTGGTGATATGACCTGCCACGTATGCCGCAAGGCTGAGGCCACCGAGCAGGTAAAAGTCAGGGAGGTGGTACACGCTGACGGGAGAAGGACGGAGACGTACTGGTATATGTGTGATGAGTGCAAAAAGAGAAAGGAGGGAGCGAATGGGGATACAGAAGGTCTGGTTTCACAGTGACGACTTAGAGGACGGAGAGTGGGGTATCAGACTGGCCGACATACCCCCTGCGATACGTGAGGTGTTGGAGGGAAAAATAATTCAGATTCACAAAGATGAGCGGGATTGGATGGATTTCGTAATAGACAAGGATGGATGCCATCACACAAAGATCACAAAGATAGCCACCCTTGAAATAGAGTACATCCCGAAAGAGGAGGCCGACCATGCAGAAGAGTGACATAAAGTATATCGTGGTACACGCTACCGACTGGCCCGAGAACTGGTATTGGCACGGGAGGGACAGAGAGGAAAATCTCAAGCGTTTTCGTATCTATGTAAAGCAGATGTTTTCCGACATGAAAGAGCGTTTCGAGAGTGGAAACATTATCGCCGCCGACATACACTGGTACCACAAGAACATTCTCGGCTGGCATGGAATCGGGTATCACTGGTGTATCGAACGGGATGGAAACCTTGAGAATGGAAGGCCCTGGTACTGGAAGGGGGCGCACGTCAGGGAATACAACTACGAAGCGATAGGGATAGCCCTGGTAGGGCTGGCACAGTACACCAATGAGCAGATAGAGGAACTCAACAACCTTCTCTGGTTATTGACGGACAAGTATGGAAACGTACCGGATTTCCCAAACGCCGAAGTCTGCGGCCACAGCGACCTTGACCCGAGCAAGCCCAACTGCCCGGGCTTCTCGGTCAAAGAATGGTGGGAGGAGGTGAAGTGATGAAGGAATACTGGGCAACATCTCTTAGGGAAGAAAGAGATATATACCACAATAGCATCAGGGTCTACCTTGCCGGTGACGTGGACAAAGAGATAGCGGCCCTGAAGAAAGAGCGGGACAATTACAGGGTGGCATTGATAGATGCGATTAATCAGGCATGCAGGCAGGAAGACGGTTCACTCTTTGACTGCGCACTTTCCGCTTACGAGGATGCTATCGATTTGCTGGTAGAGGACGGCTATATCAAGGGGGTGAAATCAGGAGGCAGATTTGTTCACAAATGGAGCGCTAAAGCCCTCGGGCAGGAGGAGGAGTGATGTACGTATCGTTTGTTGAGATGGGCGTATTTAACTACCCTGACCCACGTATGGAGGGGTGGCGTTTTTACCGCATAGAGTACGGTGGTCACGCTGAAGACTGCATCATGGAGAAGGTGATATGGGTGCCGCCGTGGATAGATGTGTACGAGTGGGAAAAGCAGATGAACGGTAGGAGAGGCGAAGAGTGGTAGAGGGACGTGTCGAAGAAACAAGAAACAATCGACATGACCTGAAAACAGGTGTATATGACCGACATATTAAGTCATCGTTAAATACTGATTGGATTCGCGGGCTTTCTTCCCCGTGGCGTTGCCCGGGCCCCGCGATACCATAAATCTTCCCACACCGGGAAGGCCGCTTTCTCTCGGGCTCGCTGGAGAGAATAAACTTGGTTGCGGTAACAGCGAGCAGGGTAAGAATACCTCGCCGGCCTGAGCAGCCGGCGGGGAAATTAAAACCGAAAGGAGAACGAAGGATGGAAGATCAACCGAAACTGACATTGAAAAGATTGGTCGAGGCGATTGAAGAGCTCGGATTTACAGTGACCAGGATCGAGAACTCGCATTACAAACCAGACGCAGGCGAGGTCAGACTTGAAATTGATGGCCCTCAAAGGCCGATCGATCAGTTTGTCGATCTGCGGATCATGAGAAAGGTGTGACTATGTCCAACATGCACAAAAAGAATCCGCGATTGAAAGAGATCGAGCAGAAACCGAAGCCGGTGCACACTGGACCGAACGCGCCCGTGGTCGAGTACCGCCTCGGACGGTTTCGCCTGCAAAGCAGTTTCATCGATTCGATGACTTATCCCGTGTGGCAGCAGTTTGTGAGCCGGTTCGTGCCGATCTTTGTGCAGATCGACAAGAAAAAGGTGTTCCACTGGATCGCATTCTCGCCGCTGTTCGAGCCGCACAAGAACCCGGACAAACCGCCGCCTGAGTACAAGATCAACGTGAAGGTGAAATTCAGCGACGAGAAAGACGAGCTGCTGTCCTGCGACATAACGGCCGAGAAGCTGAAAACGTCGCACATCATCATACCCAAGGGCGTTATCATGGATCCGAAAGGATAAAAACTTTTGGTTGACTTTCGTGATGAAAGTATGCTACCATACAAGCAATTGATGGAGTTGAGGCAAACGTGCAAGGATTTGGCGCTTGCCGAAGCTCAGCGGCGGGGCGCGAAGCTCAGGATTGAGGTTTGCGTGAATCCCGTCAACCGTGATGTAAAGATTCACATCACCGAGTACGACACATAAACTCCGGCAGCCTGCGCACACAGGACCGGTGTGATGCCACACTCATTCAACGGGTGTGGTGTCGCATCGGTCCTTTTTTTGTGGGCTGGGAGCACTGATGGATAAACCAAAGAAAAAGAGACGTCCACACCAAAAGTACAATCCCCTGTGGCATCCGCAGCTGGCGTTCTGGATGTCACGAAACGGGCTTACCGACCAGGAGATGGCCGGCGAGCTGCATATCGTAAAATCAACCCTCAACAAGTGGAAACTGGATCATCCCGAGTTCAGAGAAGCGCTGAAGAACGGCAAAAAAGAACCGGACGACCTGGTGGAGATCTGCCTGTTTCAGCGGGCTACCGGGTACAGCTATCCGGAGGACAAGATCCTGCAGCACAACGGCCAGCCGATCGTGGTGCCCACAATAAAGCACGTGCCTCCGGACGTGACGGCACAGATCTGGTGGCTTAAGAACCGGAGACCCGATAAGTGGCGCGACAAACACGAGGTGTCCCTGGACGTGCCCCGGACGTTTGCCGACTGGCTTAAAAGCGAAATAACCAACGATGACGGAGATCAGGAAGTATCAGAATGACTGGAATCTGTTCGCACGGGACATCCTGGGTGTTCGGCTGGACACCGAACAACAGGAGTGCCTGCATTCGATACAGACGTGCCGCCGGGTATCGATCCGCAGCGGGAACTCCCGCGGCAAGGATTTCGTAGCGGCGGCAGCTGCTCTTTGTTGGCTCTATCTGAACTACCCGAGCAAGGTAATCGAGACCGCGCCGACCGGACGTCAGGCGCTGGACATCATGATGGCCGAAGTCTCGACGATACACGGCAGCGCCCGGGTGCCGCTCGGCGGTGAAGTGCTGCGTGATCACATCCGGTTCGGCAGTGATCCGAACTGGTATCTGACCGCGTTCAAGGCCGGCGACGCGAAGGTCGAGAGCTGGACGGGATTCCACAGCCCGAACCTCATGGTGATCATCAGCGAGGCGTCGGGTATTGAGGATACGGTCTTTGATAGCATGGAATCGATCCTGACGGGAAACTCCCGGCTGGTGATGGTTTTCAACCCGAACCGTACCAGCGGCGAGGCGTACCGGAGCATCAGCTCGCCGGCGTACCGAAAACACCGGCTCAACTGCCTGAACGCACCGAACGTCCGGGAGAAACGGATCGTCATACCCGGCCAGGTTGACTATGGGTGGGTGTGCAACCTGATCCACGAGAAACGCTGGGCGCTGCCGATCGACGCCGACCAGGCCCGGCCCGACGAGCACGATTTCGAGTGGGAAGGGCAGTGGTATCGGCCCAATGATCTGTTCCGGGTGAAGGTGCTCGGGGAGCCGCCGAAAGAAGGGGAGAGTGTGCTGGTTCCCCTGGATTGGATTCGCGCGAGCTTCCGTCGGTGGGAAACGGCAGGGAGGAGCGGGGACCAGGAGCTCGGCGTGGATGTCGCCGGTATGGGTAGGGATTTTACAGTAGTGTGCCGGCGTTACGGTATGTACGTCGAGGGGTTCGACGTGTACAGCAAACAAGATCACATGGCGACTGTAGGGAAAATAGTTTCGTCCCTGAGCGGTGTCGCAAAAATAGACACGATCGGCGAGGGAGCGGGAGTGCACAGTCGGTGTCTTGAGCTGGGGGTTAACTCTGTCTCTGCAAAATTTAGCGAGGGATGCGATCTCAGGGACTATTCGGACGAACGGACGTTCGCCAATATGCGAGCCTGGTGCTACTGGGCGGTACGTGACGCCTTGGATCCGCAGTACGGGCAGGATCTGGCGCTGCCGCCGGACGACGAACTCGAAGAGGAACTCCATGCGCATACATGGAAACAGAGGAGCAACGGAGACATTCTTCTGGACGATAAGGACGGGGTGAAAAAAATGATCGGACGGAGCCCGGATAAATCCGATGCGCTGGCATTGAGCTTTTACCCGGATTTCGCGCCGAGGATCGAATGGATAGCATGACGATCTACGATGTCGGCAAAGCGATAGCTGAGTTTTTCAAACGGCCGGGACAATGGAGCAATGTGCATCATCCGGTATTCGTGGGGTCCCGTGGACTGAGAAGTGATCGGGATTTCAAAAGGATGATCCAGCATTACCGGTCGTGGGTGTACGTCGCGGCGCAGCGAAACGCCATCACCTGCGCGTCGATACCGATCAGGCTGTACGTGACCAGGCGTACCAGCGGGAACATGACCCGGCAGCTCGGCACGAAACAGAAGGATTATCTATACTCGCAGGCTGATCTCTCCCCGTACCTCAAGCAAGCTCGGGACGTTGAAGAAGTCACCGAGCATCCATTTCTCGATCTCATACGCAACGTGAACCCGCACATGAATCGGTTCGATCTGATGGAGATGACGTTCGGGTATTTGGACGTGACGGGGAACTCATACTGGCATCTGGTGTACGACCGTCTCGGATTGCCGCAGGAGCTGTGGATAATACCGAGTCAGAACATGAATGTCGTACCGGACAAACAGAAGTTCATCGCCGGATACATCTACGAAGCGGGCACATCTAAAATCCCGTTCGAGGCCGAGGAAATAATCCATTTCAAATACGCCAGTCTGAGCAACGCCTATTACGGCATGTCACCGATGCAGGCCGCGGCCGCTTCCGTGAACGCGAATACCTATATCCAGGAATACGCCGAGCAGACATTCAAGACGATGGGCTCGCTGGATGGTGCGTTCGTGGCCAAACAGGTGTTGAGCGAAACGAATTTCAACAGGATGAAACAACAGCTACGACAGGAATATTCCGGGAGCAAAGGGAATCAGCTCGCGTTGTTGAGCGGTGACCTGGATTACAAGAAATATGGCCTGTCACCACGGGAGATCGGGTTCCTGCAGACCGGGAAGCTGGTCAAAGAGGAGATACTGAACATTTACGGGCAGACCCTCGGGATGTACGACATCGGCACGAACCGGGCGAACAGCGATAACGCGGTGTATCTGCACATGAAAGATGCGATAAAGCCACGGCTGGTTCGGATCCAGGAGAAACTGAACGAAAAGCTCATGCCGCGGTATAACGACCAGCTGTTTGTAGCGTTCGACAATCCGGTGCCGGAAGACAAGGATTTCCGACTGAAGCAGATCGAGGTCAGGTTGAAAAACTTTATGACGACCGCGAACGAGGAACGGGAGGCGGACGGGCTGCCTCCGGTTGACTGGGGCGACAGACCGCTGGTGCCTTTTAACACGATTCCGCTGGGATCTGCGCCGGCGACGGAAGACGAAAATGTATCCGCTGATTGAATACCGAGGAGAATACCTCACCCTGGGCCAGTATTACCTGCGCCAGGCCGAGGAAAAAGAGCGGGAACGGCTCTGGAGCGAATACGCGAAATCCGCCGGTGAGAAACAAGCGGAACTCAGCCAACAGGTCCGGGAATTGTTCGAAGATCAACGAAAGGGGATTCTCCGTCGAATACGGGAGGAGAAATCGTTGAAAATATCCCCCGAGCAGGTGGACGTCTGGCTGTTTGATCCAGTAACGGAAATAGCTCTGATGGCTGAGACCACCGGATCGGTAGTCAAGTTGACCGTGGTGGCGTTTGGAGGACGAATGGCCGACCAGCTGGGGATCGATTTCGACGATTCCGCCGGCGCCGTGGTCGAATACGTAACGAATCGACCATTCGAATATTCCACCATGGTAACGAATAATTCTTACCGAGATCTCCGCGAAGAGCTGATGGAGGGGATCCGAAATAACGAGACGACCAGGGAAATTGCGGACCGGGTAAACCGAACGTACGACGGCTGGGAGCAGTACCGAGTGGAACGGATCGCGAGGACGGAGACCACGGCGGCAAGCAATTTCGGCAACCTCGAGGCGATGGATCAGAGCGGCAAGGTAAAAGGCAAGCAGTGGCTGTCCATGAGAGACGCTGACGTGCGGGATTCGCACATGGCTATGGACCGGCAAACCGTCGGCGTACACGAATCATTCAGCAACGGATTGAGGCACCCGGGCGACCCGAACGGATCAGCCGCTGAAATTCTGAACTGCCGGTGCACAATGACGCCGGTCCTTATGGGAGAATAATATGCCGTATACGAGAAAGTGGCAGTGGAGTGAATTCAGAAACCAGGTAGCGGATGATGAAGCTATCTCGCGGGTTCTTTCCATTCTGCAACGCGAGGGAATTGACGAAGACGAGGCTGAGCTCCTGTACAAGGATTTTGAAGTAGAACAGAAAGAGGTGTCTCCGGACGAGCGCAGTATTACAAGCTACATTTCCACGATCGCCGTGGACCGAGACGGGGAAGTGCTTCTGCCGAAAGGGGCCGTGCTGGACGATTACCGGAAACTTCCGGTGGTTCTCCCTGTTCACGATTACAGGGCATTGCCGATCGGGAAAGCGGCCTGGATCAAGGCGGACAAAAAGGGATTGATCGGGAAGACGATTTATGCGCGCCACGCCCAGGCTGAGGAATACTATCAATACCGCATGGATGGGTTTCCGATGGCAGAGAGCGTCGGATTCATCCCGCTGGAGTGGCAGGAGAACGGGAAAGATGCATGGAGTGACGGGCATGGAACGGAGGGGTGGGCCGACACGCTCAAGGACTGGAAAGATCAGTACCAGGCCGCATACGGGAAGAAGCCGAAACAGGAACCGAACAGGATATTTACGAAATGGCTGCTGCTCGAATACTCCGATGTTCCCGTGCCGAGCAATCCGGATGCCCTGCAGCTAATGATGAGCAAGGGACTTGTGACACAGAAGCAGGCCGAACTGTGGCAGATACCTACGGAAATCAAACGCGTAATCACCTATGGAGCGGCGCACAGTGGCGGGACACCTGTCGCACCGAAAGATTTCGAATGGGACGCTGGCAAAGAGGTCTCTTCAGCGGAATTGCCCGATTTGAAGGTCATGTGCGCCTGGGTTGATAGCGAAAACGACGATACGAAAAGTGCGTACAAGTTCCCGCATCACCGCGCTGCCGGCGAGCATCCGGTCGTGTACAAGGCCCTGGCCGCCGGGATAGCTGTACTGAACGGCGGGCGGGGTGGTTCTGCCATCCCGGACAGCGACCGCCGAGGCGTATACAATCACCTCGCTAAACATTACCGGGATGATTTCGACGAGGATCCACCGGAGCTGCGAAGCATGGAACAGGAAAACGCCGACGGCGGGGTGTTCGGGGAAATCGAGGTTCTGCGGAGTATGCAGAAACGGAATGAGATGTTGCTGGAACTGCTAAAAGACCCCGACAGCTGGGAAGAACAGAAAGAGGCGATCCGCGGGTTCGTGAAAGCGAATGCCCAGGCAGGAGAAAAGCTTCTTTTGCTGGTGGGAATAGAGGAAAGGGATGAAGAAATAGATCTGAAAGACATTGCTGATGCCATCAAGGTTATGGCCGTCGAAAACAGGGAAAAATTGACGGAGACAACCCGGGACATCCTGGGAGAAATAAAAAACGAACTTTTGAAAAGAACTGGTGCAGTGATCTGAGTCAGGTACCGAGGCTGGGGCAGTCAGCCGAGAGGTGGAGACTGCAGGCTGATAGACTGGAGACCAGCGAAGCACCGAGGAAAGGAGAGGAAAATGCCTACAGTCGAAGAACGGCTGAAAGAAGAACTGCACAGAATCGGTGAGGACATCCTTGGCGCGCAGGTGCAGGAGATGAAGGGCGAACTGACCGAGGAGATCAAGAACACGTTTCACGAGGTGTTCGATAAGCTCCTGAAGGATGCCGGCGGAGCGAAAGCTCTTCACGCCATGGACAACCAGGAGCTGGACAAAGAAAAGCGGTACAAAAGTCTCGGCGACCAGATCAAAGACGTGATCGCGGTCTCCCAGGGCAAAGCACCGGACGGACAGGGAGAGCTCATCCCGTCAGAGGGTGGATTTCTGGTACAGCCGCAGTTCGCCCAGGAGATCCTGGCGAACATGCACGAGACTGGCCAGGTCATGTCCCGCTGCCGGCAGATCACCATCGGACCGAATGCGAACGCCCTGGTATTTCGGGCGATCGACGAGACCTCCCGTGCGGCCGGTTCCAGATGGGGTGGAATCCGGGGTTACTGGGTCGAGGAAGGCGCTGACATCACCGCCAGCAAGCCCAAGTACCGCCGGGTGAACATTCCCTTGGAAAAAGTGGCTGCGCTGTCGTACCTCACCGACGAGCTCATGCAGGACACCACGGCTGCCGAGTCGTTGACGAATCAGGCAGTGGCCGAGGAGCTGGCTTTCGTCCTCGAGGATGCGATAATCAACGGAAACGGTGCAGGAAAGCCGTTGGGTGTTCTCAATGCGGGATGCCTGGTGAGTGCTTCCAAAAAAACCGGGCAGACGGCTGACACCTTCATCGCCGAAAACGTCAGCTCCATGTGGACGCTGATGCCTGCCGCGAAGCGCACGAATGCGGTCTGGTTCATGAACCAGGACGTGGAGCCGCAGCTGGACAAGATGTATATCCCTGTCGGTTCCAGTGGCATACCGGTCTTTATTCCCCCGGGGATGGGTTTTACCCAGTCACCGGCGGGGACGCTCAAAGGCCGGCCGATCATCATGATCGAACAGTGCCCGGCCCTGGGCGACAACGGCGACGTGCTTTTCGCCGACATGTCAGACTACCTGCTGATCAGCAAAGGCGGGGTCAATGCGGCGAGCTCCATGCACGTGGAGTTTGTTTCCGACCAGATGGCACTCCGGTGGACATACCGGGTAGGCGGGCAGCCTGCATATGCAAGCGCTGTGACCTCCTATAAGGGGAGCACTGACAGGTCCAGCTTCGTGGCTCTGGCCGCGAGAAGCTGAGAAAGGAGAAGATAATGTTCGGACATAGCTTTTTGAACGACGAACTGATTCACGTTGTCCCTGCACTTGAACCACAGGACATCACCAGCACGACAACGTACAGCGACATCATCGGGCTGAAAGAATATTTCGGTGTCGAGTTCCTCGTATACTTCGGAAACATCGCAGGTGATACGATCGCGATGACGGTCGAAGAATGCGACGATATATCGGCGTCGAACACCACGGCGATTGCGTTTTCGTACCGAGAAAGCTCGGCGACGGGAACGGACAGCATGGGAGCCCGTGCGGATGCGACAACGTCAGGCGTCACGGTTGCGGCTACGGACGACGACAAGGTTTTTCTCGTCGACGTGGATGCTTCTGAACTGTCGGACGGCTATCCGTACGTTCGGGTGAAATTGGACCCGGGCGGTTCAGCAAGTGCGGTTCTCATCGGGGTAATCGCACTGTTGCTGCCTCGGTACCCGCAGGCTTCACAGCTGAGCGCGGTCGACTGAGGGTAACTGAAGATGAATCCAGGGCGGCGGTTTCGTGCCGCCGCCCATCTCAAAGAAAGGAGCAAAGACGATGAGTTTTAAGGTTGACACGAAAGAAGTGAATGGTCACATCGTCTACTACGAAAGCGGGAAAGAGCATCGCTGGCTGGATGCTATCGGGCCAAATGTCGTCAAATACATCGATGATTTCATCACCTACTCGGAAGACGAGTGGACGGAAACAGCAGTGTCGGCCGGCACAGGCACCTCTGATATCGACGTTGATGACGCTCAGAACGGTATCCTCACGGCTGACGCGGCGGCGAACGAAAACGACGGCATCCAGATCCAGCATGTGGGCGAAGCGTGGAAACTGACTACCAATGACCCGCTGTATTTCGGTGTGAGATGGGCCATCACCGATACACCACAGGCGGATATGGTCATCGGCCTGGCTGTCAACAGCACGACTCTGATCGCAACGAACGTCAACGGCGTGTACATCCGCACCAAGGACGGCGAGACGACCGTCGAAGGTGTGACCGATGCGACTGCTCAGGGCGAGACCGAGCTGCTGGCCACCATCGTTGCCAGCACCTACTACGTGGACGAGTTTTACTGGGACGGGGTTGACACGGTGTACTGGTGGCATGACGGTACCAGGATCGGGACCTACTCGACCGCCGCGAACATCCCGACCAGTGACGAGCTGAAAATCTCAATCGCGTATCTGAACGGAGCCGGATCCATGCAGCATTCGGGAATCAACGTGGACTGGCTTCGGTGCATCCAGATACTCGCATCGAGATAGGAGGGCTGAGATGATACAGGAAAAATCAGTACAAAACGCTCGGGTTCTCTACGACGACCGTTACACCAACAGGTGGGTCGAAGCATTCGGAACGAACGTCGTCAAATGGGAACTGCCCGTCGGGATCCCGAAGGACGACACCTCGGATGATCCGTCAGGCATGGTGAATACCGAGGGGGGCACGAACAGTGCGCTTTCTTCCACCACGGCGGGGGATCGGCTCATCATCACCACAGGTGGCACTGAGTACAACGGCATGAACCTGCAAGCACACGGTTCAGCGTTCAAGATCGAAGCAGGGAACCCCTTGTATTTCGGTGCACGGGTGTCGATGCAGAACGGTGCGAAAGGCGATTATCTGATCGGTTTGTGTGAGGTGGATACCACGCTGCTGAACGCGTCGGGTTCACACGCGGTGGCCGTTACTGACGACGGCGTGTATTTCTACCAGCTGAACGATGAGACAGCGTTCACCTTCGTCAACGAGCTCGGTGGAACGGCAGGGACGACTGCAAGCGGTGTGACCACCGGGAATGCGACGAAACACGATCTGGAGTTTTACTACGACGGGGTGGACACTCTGTACGCGTACGTCGACGGGTCGGAGATAACTTCGATTTCAAGCGGTCTCGCGGACCAGGCACTGACACCCAGTATCAACGTGCGTGCCGGCGACGACGGTGCGGAGATCCTGAACGTGGAATGGATGCGCGCGATTCAGATCAGGGAGGGATGATATGTATCGGTCTCTGAACTGGAAGGGTAGCGGGGCGATGAACGAAACGCTGGATGCGCCCGACTACATCCAGCTGGAGGAAGTCCGTCTGCATCTCAGTGCTGCAGGAGGTGCTTCTGAGAATTTCGAGGTTACGATCAATTCCCATCTTGGCACTGAATACGACCTCGTGCTCAAAGAACAGGACATGAATGCGGAAACGGACGTGCACTATCAGCCCACCAGGCCGGTGTTTATCCACAAGGACGACAAGGTGGATTTCACCTACACGAACACGAACAGTAAGACATGGGGGCTTGAGGTGCTATTCCAGTGACGTACTCTACTCAGGGGTGAGGGTTCTGACCTCCTTTCCCTCGCCCCATATATTACGGGTGTGATATGGCGATTTCATTCATCGACACATACAGCCTGATCGGGGACAACAACAGGGATGCGAAGACGGCGCTCGGTATCGATTGGTACGACGACAATGAAGCCGAACGGCTCAACCTGGCCTGTAATTCGGTTCACCGATTTATCAAGGAGTATACGGGCCGGGTCCTCCCGAGCACAAGCCACGCTGACAGGTACGACGGCGGGAAGCAGTACATCTATCTGGACAACTTCCCTGTGAGCGCTGTCTCGCGGGTGGCTTACGGAAAATACTGTGCCGTGAAGGTGAAGAACACCGGGACGGTAACCAACGCCACAGTGAGCGTGAGCACGACGGCTGTGACGGTCACGAAAGACGGGAGTAGCAGCACGCTGGCATTCGCCGATTACACAACACTGTCAGCCCTGGAGACGGCTATCAACGCACTGAGCGGATGGTCCGCTGAGGTAGTAGACAGCAACTACGACAGCTACGCGAGCGACAACCTCCTGCCGGCCTGGGGTCTGTATTGCCTTGACGAATACGCTTATCTGCATATACCGAGTCAGCACCTGAACGGATTCGAGTTGTACGAGGACGATGGTGTGCTCTATTACGAGGGAGGGTTCCCGTCAGGGCATCGTAACGTGTTCGTCGATTATACGGCCGGATTCAGCACTATTCCAGGGGACATCAAAGAGGCCGCGCTGGAAGCGATCAAGTGGCTTTATGATTCGTACAAGAACAACCGGCTGGGAATTGTCAGCAGGACCATCGCGGACGGTACCATGACGATCGAGACAAGCGATCTGCCGAAGACTGCGCTGAGAGTGTTCGACCTGTACCGGAGGCGTTATGTCTGAAGTCCGATTCGATACAAGGGAAGTGGATGCGATGCTTCGCAACATGAAACGGCGGTTCCCTGATATAGTCAGTCGCGCGATGCTCGATACGGCGGAATGGGGCGCAAAGCAGATACCGCCCTTGTATTTGAAAGGCCCACGGCCTGACAATCTGGTGTCTGATCCTGGCAGGGGCACCACGGGGAGGCTCGCGCGCGGGATCGCCGGGGATGTGGTGGCAACCGAGAAAACCACTGGCGTCATCTATGTCAAAAACCACGTGAAGAGCCCTCGTGGGTTTGATTATCCGTCGTACTGGGAGTATCGCGGTACGCGGCATGGTGGACCGAGACCGTTTCTGAAACCGTTTCTGCAGGAGCAATGGCGTAAGATCTCGACGATGTTCCGAGGTCATTTCGTCAGACAGTTCCGGAGGCAGCTCAGATGATCGTTGAGGACATACTGGACGACATCGTATCGACTCTCGATGGTATCACGTCCGGGACATACAACAACAACTGCAAGCTCGCCACCAGGGAAGGGCGCAACTGGACCGACCTCGAACACAAAGAGCTACCAGCTGCGATCGTGATGCTGGACAACGATGAAAAAGATGTGCATGACACGCAGGGCGAACATGTCGTCTCCACCATGACGGTGATTATACAGGGCGTGGTAGACGGAGGGGGCAACTACGATCAGCGACAAAAGCTGTGGGCTGGAGACATAGAAAAGGCCCTGGCAGTCGACGGCACAAGGGACGGGAACGCCTGGTACACGGATCCTGCCAACTGCCGGTATTATACGCTGCCTCGGGACACGCCTCGGGCGGTGTTCGATTACACGTTCATTATCAAATACAACTACATAAAGGGATCGCCATGATAAAAGTCAAAACGCTGACAGCTTTCGAGACAAAGGCTCACCGGGTGATTTCCAGAGGCCCGGACGAAGTGATCAGAATGCCGGAAGAGGATCTGGAGGAAGTGCGAGACAAAGTCAAGGTGCTGGACCGCCCGCAGAAAGACAAGATGATGCGGGCAAGCGTCCAGAAGGGAGAAGACGATGAGTGATCTGTACGTAGGCGCCGGGACATCATGCGAGTACGCGTTGGAAACGTCCTGGGCGAACGGGGACGCTCCGGACACCGCGCTGGAGATGATTCCCGGCGAAACCATGCGGGAGGATACCGAGCCGCTGCGGGCGGAACATGTGTTCGGTAGCCGGGCCAGGAGGACGGCATATCAGGGTAGCAAGGGCGCAGCCGGGTCGATACCGTTCTACGTGAACGCCGACAGCTTCCCTCAGATCGTGTATGCGCTCATGGGCGCAGAAGCGGCTGCAGCTCAGGTGGACGCGACCACGGCGTACGACCACGATTTCACGCCGGCGGCTGCGGGTACGGCCCTTCCAAGCCTGAATTTCCGCATCGACCGCGGCGGGACGGTATGCGAGTATCCGGGCTGTATCATCAATCAGCTGACGCTCAACCTGCAGAAGGGCTCGATCATGCAGGCGACGATCGATCTGTTGGCAGAAAAAGAAACCGATGACCAGTCGCTTGCCGGGAATACGCTGAGCACGAAAGACCCCTTCGTCGGGGATTTCGCTAAGCTGCAGGTTGACACCTCAGATGTGGCCTACGCGATCAGCGGTCAGATCGTAATTCAGAACTTTCTATCCGAGGATTCGGGATACCGGCTCTCGGGGGATCGGTACCGTGACGAGGTCAAGCCACAGGAGTTCCTGGTCTCGGGCAACTTTGAATTGGAGTGGAGCTCCGCTTCCGATGCGCTCCGGGATGCTATCAAGGACAACACCGACGTGCAGTTGACGGTGGTTATTACGCACGAAACGACAATCGAGGCCGGGTATTACTACACGATCACCGTGGACATACCGGTTTGCAAGCTGATAGGCGAGCTGCCGGTGGTCTCCACTCGGGAGCGGATCCCCTTCACCATCAACTTTGAAAGCTTCTATGACGCAACGAACATCTGCAAGATTACGCTCCGGGATGCGAGCAGCAGCAAGTGGAGCGAGTCTTAATACCGCGCAAGGGGGAAATTTATGAAACTCAGCATGGCGGACATGCGGGATACAAGGGACGTAGAGGAGGTGGATATATCGTCGTTTCTGCGTCCAGGGGTTGTGGAGAAGCTGAAAGAGAACAACCAGCGGCCGGTGGTGAAAATACGGACGCTGACCACGAAGGAGGTGGACGAGGTCCAGGGGGCGCTGATGCGGTACGCATCTATGGATCAGGGGACACGGAAAATGCGGCTGTCCGATCCGAAGTGGCTGCACGAAAACCGGATCGCCCTTCTCGAGAGGAGCGTCGTGAAAGACGATCCGGAGTTTCCATACGAGGACTGGAACCGTGAGTTTATCGAGAAGCTGGACGCAGTATGTCCGGCGCTGATTCGCGAACTTTCGGAAAGAGTGGAGGCTTTGAACCGCCCTTTGCTGAACAGGATCGAGCAGACATCAGAGTAGCAGCACAGATCATGTTCAAGGGATTCACGCCTTCCGGGAGAGGCGCTGAGCTTCTTCTTCGATGGAAGGCGTTGATTATACTGTTCGACTCCATCCGGGACGAAGCCGGGAATTACCGGCATTTTCCCTGTGCCGGCGGGTACTGGGATCAGCCGGCCCGAGTAATGGATGCCCTGGGGGAAGTCAGGACGACGTTCTGTGAGGTAAAACGAGAGTGCCAAGCGCAGAAGCAAAGATCTATCTCAGGGCCGAGGATCACGCCTCGCCGACGCTGAAGAAGGCCCAGGGCGGGATCGGCGGCCTGACGAAAGCGATCAAGGCCTACGGTGCAGAGATCGGCGCTGTGATCGGGGCGGTCTACAGTGCGATAAAAATCTACAAGAATCTCACCGCCGCGTGGGGCGAGCAAGAAGATGCGGTGATGAAGCTGAATGCCGCCCTGCAGACGACAGGTATATATACCCCGGAATTATCCGGAGACATACAGGACCTCGCCTCCGAGTTGCAGAGAGCTACTCGTTACGGAGATGAAACCACTCTGGCAGCGACCGGTCTTCTGCAATCTCTCGGAAAACTTGACTCCGAAGGCCTTCAGAAAGCGATCCCCGCCGTACAGGACCTGGCAGCCGGCATGGGTATGGATCTGGAAATGGCCGCCTCCCTCGTCGGTAAAACCATGGGGAGCACCACAAACGCTCTCTCCCGGTACGGCATCGTGATAGATACCGGGCTCCCGAAACAGGAGAAGCTTGCACAGCTGATAGAACAGATCGAGAAATCGTTCGGCGGACTTTCGGAGGTTATGAGTGATTCTTTCCTCGGCCGTCAGAAACGTATAAATAATGCTTTCGGCGACTGGAAGGAAACCATGGGCGCGATCCTGGCCGAGCAGGCCGAGCCCATGCAGCAATTCCTGATCGATTTTCTCTACAACGCTGAGAACCTGGCTGTTGCCGCAAAGTGGTTTCGCATGGTGGCACAGACCGCCTCAACCGTGTTCGGGTTCATCGGGCGCAGCATCAAAACGAATATCGACCTGATCAAAGCCCTGAACGTGATGTGGTACGATCTCGGGTACATCATGCAGAACGCGCTGAACCCGATGGCGTACACTTCCGGGAACATGAAGAAGGCGATTCTGGAAATCCGCGACACCTGGGCTGACACCATGAACGTGATGATCGAGGACTGGGGCACGTACATATCGAACCAGAAAGAGGGCTGGGACGAGGTTGTGAATTACGAGATCCCACGTATCAAAGGAGCACTGCACGATTACCAGGAAAAGCAGAAGGAGACGGAGGAGCAGACGGAAGAATCGCTGACCGCCATGCAGCAGTATTTGCGGGATTATGAATATTCGTGGGTCGGGTTCACCGGAAGATTCAGGGAAGAAACCGATGAACAGGTTGCAATGACAGAGGAAGCGCGTGCGGCCCTGGAGCGGCTGTCCAATCAGTACGAGGGATTCAACGACGTGGTTATTCCGACCTTAATTGACCGCATGCACGATGCGGAAATTGCAGTCGAAGGACTCACAGAAAAACAGCGGGAACTTTTCGAGAAGCTCAAGAGGTATGCACCGATCTGGACCAGCTTCTGGTCAGGAATGGGCGCGGCCGCGATCTCGGAAACTGCGACGATTCGGGACGCATTCAAGCAGCTGTTCGCCGACCTGTTCATGATGATGGCCCGCGATGCGGCGATACGGTCGGCATTCGCTTTTGCTAGATTACAAATTGGCCAGGGTATCAAATGGGCTGTGGCGTCCGGAATGGCTGCAGCTGCCGCCGGGTTTGTCCGGAGCATGGCCCAGGGCGGGACGTTTGAAACCAACGGCCAGCCGCAGCTGATCATGGTGGGGGATAACCCGTCGGGGCGGGAACGGGTAACCGTAGAGCCTACGACCAGCACCCCGCAGCAGAGCGGGCCGATGTGCGGGGACGTGTACCTGAACAACCGCAAGGTGGGCAAGTGGATCTCGCGCGAAATCGACAACAAGAACATACCCGTGAGCCGGAGGGCGATCAGTGGCGTTTAGATTCGGGTACAACGACAAAGTGGCCCAGTACCACGTGTCATCCCACGACGGTACCACACTGACCCAGCGGGCGGGGTACGAGGCCAGCAACGTCGCTGACAACCGGGTATCGCGAAAGTGGCGCAGTACGAACGCGGACGATGAGTGGCTGCTGTTCTACGACGACGTGGGCAGCGACGATTTGTCAGCCGATATGCTGTTCGTGGTGGGGCACAACCTCTACAACGACACCCTCACCATCACGTGGGAAACCAACAGTTCGGATTCCTGGGGCGTACCCGCGACGACGGACACCGTTTCGTATACCTCGTATTTCTTGAAAGAATACCCCGCCGCGACACGCGAGGACGCATATCACCGGCTGCGGTTTCAGAATTCCACGAACCCCGACGGGTACGTGTCCATGGGCCGGGTGCTGCTGCTGGATACCTACAGCATGACGAACTACCCGCAGTCGCGTACCCCGCGCCGGATTATCGATACCAGCCGAAAACGAAAAAGTTTCACCGGCCAGGATTATACGGACGAGGGCGTGCAGTACAAACAGTACAACTTCGTGTGGCCGTACATCACCGACACCGAACGGACGAACCTGGAAACCATCTGGGAGCTGCACGGTCCCCACACACCGCTGGTGATCGACATCAACACCGACGATACCACGTTGGACCCGGTGTACGGGTACATCGACGAGTTCGAGCTGGACCACATCGTCGCCTGGCAGTGGAGCTGCCGGATTCTGTTCACGGAGGCGCTGTAAATGGCAGGAGAAATCGTATACACCGTTGACGCGGGGGACGATTACGCGAACACCTGGCAGCAGGTCGAATACGGGCGGAAGGGAAAGCACGGTGTTTCGCTGACGAACTACAACACCAACGGTTCGGCTCCACAGATCGCGTCCGGATCCTGGGCGGAAGTCGCGGGGAGCATGTACGCCTGGGATTCGGCAGAAACGATATCCGGTTCCCTAACGGATGATTCAATCAACTATATCAAACTCGTTCCGTCCGGATCAGGGGATTCTGCGATTGTCACCGCGACCTGGACAACGACGTTTCCGACGTGGAGTGATTCGTACCTCGGATGGTACGACGGAACATCCAGATATATCGCGGCGGTGTATTATTACGCGGCAACGCCACTTTACGTAAAACAGATTATTCAGGATGGGCCGCTCGGGAAAGAATGGGGATACCATTACATAGTCATTCCATGGGCGGGGCATCTGGGCTCAGGATGGTCTATCGATGGAAGCGGGACACAACTGCAGGGGTCAACCACGACGGATGAATGTTTCTTCCCTGTCCCATTGCGCGACGACCGCGCGTTGTGGGTTGAGATGTATTCCGCGGCGAGTATTACAGGCGGTACAGTCAATGTGAATCTTCATACCACGGAATATGATGCCGCGTCCGCGAATACGGTGTTCTCAAATGCACACAGTTCAACAGGTGCGTTGACGGACACGACACCTGCAAACGTTCCATATGCGTATAGCGACGAGATCGGCGGCTGGATGATCGAGGTCGACGGAGCAACATCCTTTTCAGGATATATCCTGGGCGTGCGTCTCAAATACATCGGGAACAAATAAATGAGCAGCATTGACATTTCAGACTCCATCACTATTGCCGAGAGCCTGAGCGCGGATACCAGCCCGAGCTTTGAATCCGAGGCGAATAAGCCCAACTCCCGCAAGATCGTGCTCGTCGAAATCGACCTGGGCAAGACGTACACCAAATGGACCAACGAGAGCGCGGGCGTGTGGAAAACCCGCCTGTACTTCCAGGAGACGGACGCTGAGTACGGGTTCAAACAGTCGTTCCTCCTTTCCCCGTTCAAGCAGTCCGGGACCGCGACGGTGAGCAACGCGGATTTCCCCGGCCGGGTAAAGGTCGGTTCCCTCCAGGAGGACGGGGTCGAGCTGACCGAGGCCGTGTCACTGGCCGCAGTGGTTGCGACGGCCGCACGGTGGTACTTCAACTATTTCGAGCAGATGCTGTACGTGCAGCTGACCAACTCCGACTGGGTACACGAGCACGCTATGACCATCGGTGTCGAGGCCCGGTACACGAACGATTCGCTGGCTTCCGATCTGGGGCAGGGGTACTACGAGGAACGGCTGCTGGACGTAGGTGGAATAACCAAGAGCAAGGATTCGCACAAATACGGGTTCATCCAGGGAAGCGCGTCGAGCATCCGTCTGGACAACCTGGACGGTGCACTGGACTCGTTTCTCACCCTGGACGTGTACGGGCAGCAGTGCCGGATAAAGTACGGGTTCGAGGGGCTGTTGTACGAGCAATACAAGGAGATCGTTCGCACCTATGTGGAAAGTATCAGCCTGGACCCGGAATCCGTGTCCCTGCATCTGCGCGACGACCGAAAACGGTTGTCCCGGATGCTTCCGCTGTACGAGTATGACCAGACCACATACACCGACCTGAACGACAAGGACGTGGGAAAACCGATCCCGCTGCCGTTCGGTACCTGCTACCGGGTACCCTGCGTGTGTACCAACGAGGACGAATCTTCCCCGTCCAACTACACGTTCAAGGTCGCGGACTTGACGGACTACACGAACCAAGGGATACAGATCGTCTCTGCGGTGTACGTGGACGGGGTTTCGGTGGCGTGGGTCGGGCGAAACGCACTGACCGGGATGTTCACGATCGCGGATGCGAACTATGACCCCGGGCAGACGGTAACCGCCGACATCGTCGGGATCGGCACACGGAACCTGTGCAGATACGGCGAATGCGAGGACGGGATCAAACCGTCATTTCTGGATCAGACAGCGGATGGGGATTTAAACTGCACGACAACGTTAACCACCGAACAGGCGTATGCGGGCACGACATCCTTGAAGCATACCTTGACTGCAGGCGGCGGAGTGTACCAGCTCGCAGATGAGGATAATCGGCTGACAGATTATTTCGAGGGGAAAACCATTACGGCGTCTGCGTGGGTGTACGTCCCGTCAATGGGTGGCCCTGCACTAAATGAAGTGCATATACGCCTCATTGATGACGGAGGAAATAACGATTCGGGTAACCCTACCGCATTCGACACCTGGGAACGGTTGACGGTAACCCGGACCTATGGAACAGGGCTGACGTATGCGCGAATAAATCTAAGGATGGCAAATACCGCCTCAGCCAGCGAGTACGTGTACTGGGACAATATCCAGATCGAGCTGGCGGACGAGGAAACGGATTTCATCCCCCGCGAGGAATATAACTACCCGCTTTCGCTGATCGAGCACCTGCTGAGCCAGTATCTGTCCATCACATACGGATCCACGAACTATGACACCACCGAGTGGGCGGCAGCGAAAGCCAACGCGCTGCACAACCAGATCGGGTTGTTCCTGGCAGAACGCACCCAGATCGTTGATATCATCGAAAAGCTGGTCGATAGCATGGGCGCGAACTTCATCCGGAAGAACGACGGGCTGTACACCTGCAGGATCACCGACGTCACCGCCACGGGCAGTCGCACCCTGTACGAGGACGAGGTTGCCGAGGCGCCCAGCGTATCCCCGGATATGGACGAGCTCCTGACCAGCGTGAGTATCGGGTACGCCCGCACCTGGGGGGACAAAAAGTTCCGCTGGTACACCTACGATGACGAGGAAGCGGCCCTGTACGCCCGGTACAGCAAATATCAGCGGCTGGAGAAAGAAACCCTGCTGATCAACTCTACGGACGCTCAGGAGCTTGCCGAGCACCTGGCAGAGATATTCAACGACGCTGAACCGATCGTGACGCATACCACGTTCGCGCGGTTCATGGACGTGGAGATTATGGACGTGCTGCACATCCCGGTCCGCCGGCAGGGAGGTGGCGTGATTTACGCTGACATCAACGCTGAATTGATCGATTTCGACAAGGATGCAGCCGACGGAACCGTCACCATGGAGCTGCGCCGGCTGAACGACGCATAGGGGAATAACGATGGATCTGATCGGTAAACGAAAGATTTTGAACAGCCTTGCAACAGCGGCGTTTTTGCTGATAGGCATGGTCGTGGCGGACGCACTCGGCATTGATCCGGATATGTACAGGGTGTATGCAGGGGGAGTCGGGGTCGCGTTCGTCGGGTACCAGGCCGCGAACGTCGCGAGCAAGAAAATAAACAAGAATGGAGGCGTCCAGTGACAGACCGTAAAAAACGTGCAATCGGTTTTCTCGTCACAGGTGCCGTGTTCCTGATCGCTGGTGTTGCGACATGGAGCTCGGACGCATCATGGCTCCCCACAGTTCTGGGTATCGTCGGTGCTGTGGCTGGGGTCGTGGGCATTTCGGTTACACTTCCCAGCTTATGACGTATGTCATCGTAGCGGGCGTGTGTTTCGTCGGCGGTCTCGTCTTGGGTATCATCCTGACCAGGCGAACCCATACGGCGGCGGGTGTATCCCCCTCACCTGCCGTCATTGATAAGATCGAGCAGTGGAAACGCGAGGCCGAACAATCCGGAACCGCATCAGAGTCAGTCATCCAGGAGATCGAATCCTACATCAATCAGGCGAGGGAAAAATGAGACTGCTGTTGATTGTCTGCCTGCTGCTGGTGGCTGTCCCCCTGGCCGCGGAGGAAACCGTCGAGGTACCCGTGTCCAAGCTGGAAGAATGGCGGGACCATATCCGTTCCCTGCAGGACCAGGTCGACACGCTCACGGAAACGGTCATCGAGCTGGAGTTGGAAAACGACCAGCTGCGGCGCGAGAGTACGGGATTTTACGCCGGCGTGGGTGCCGGGCTGCCGTTTCCCTCCGTGTCAGCGTATGGTCTGTACAGGTTCAGACGGTTCGGTGTACTGCTGTCGGCGCATTATCTCGATAACCCGTTGATTCAGGCCGGGATCGTGGTGAGGGTGGGAAAATGAACGAATTAGACCGGCAATTTGTCGAGATGACGGCGCGGATAACGGCAACCGAGGTCGTGCGAGAATTCCGCGAAACGCTGCAGTGCGCCGAGCACGACAATCTCATCGACAAACATGAATCAACGCTGAACAACGGCCTGAAAGATTCCGTCATCGACCTGAAACAAGAAACTACGAAACTGCGCGAGCAGATCCAGCAGGGAGGATGGAGCCTCATCAAGTTCGGTGCGACACTCGCAGGGGGCGCAGCCCTGACGTTGCTGGGGGTGTTCCTTGAGAAGGCAATCGGTGGATGATCGAACAATTAATATCGAAACTGGAGGCACAACGTGAAACGATTCATTCTGATTCTGCTGGTTCTTCTGGTCGCCGCCCTGCCGCTGGCGTGGTCACAGGAGGTAGTCTATACCAATCAAATCACCATTGCATGGGATGAGGTAACGACACTGGAAGGTGGCGTGCCTCCCCTGCCGGATGATATTATCGAGTACAAGGTTTATTTTCACTCTGGCGGCGTAGAAACTTTTGTGGCGAGGACGCAAGCAACTAGTTACACCATAACATTCCCAGATGAGGGTACGTACAAGGTAGGCGTGCAGTCTGTGCGGACCACATTCCAGGGGCCTGAGGTCTCGGCAAGGGATATTGTCTACGGTACCAGATATAAAATCACTTCTCTCGGGGATACCGACTGGGTGTCTATAGGAGCCGTTACAGGGGAGGTCGGGGAAATATTTGAGGCTACGGGGTCCGGGTCCGGATACGGGAAGGCCCAGGAATCGGTGGTCGTGCACTCAGTCATAAATTGGTCAACGGAAAATGGAGCGCAAACCCCCGACCCTTTCGTTGTGTTGTACTATCATCCTGCAGCTGTACCTCAAGGTCTTAGGGTGGATTGATGGAGCTGCTAATATTCGTACGCTCATATAATAGATCGGGATACTGGATGGACGACCTCACCGAGCAAGAGCTTTCGGCAAAACGGGAAAACCCACGGTTTGACAGGGCGTATGCTTCCCGCCTTCGGCCAGGTGATATTCTCGAAGTACATGAGGATGGATGGTGGGATTGGGTCATGCGGACAAACCCAAAAAACAGGATGCAGCATTGTTTTGCTGTTGTCCGAGTCAGCGGCGAAACGCCCCAGAAATATCTTGAGAAAAGCAATAATAGCAGTACGGACGAGGAAGTATCGGTGCGGCTGAATAAACGACGATTCCAAATTGAAAACGCTTATACTGTCGGAGAGGTTACTGAAGTGGCGGCCAAGGATTTGAGGATACACGACAAGGCGAACCTGACGACGCGTGAGGGGGTTGTGTGGCTGCACTCTCTTCAACAGTAGACACAGGCGGTACCGGCGACTACACGTCTTTGTCGGCTTGGGAAGCCGCCGAAGCGCAGGACTTGACCGACGGTGGAGGGGATACCTACACGTGTACCTGTCAGTCTACGGATGGCAACGCTGATACTACACGCGCCGTTATAGACGGGTTTGTCACGAGCGCAGATTACTATCTTGATTTGACCGTGGATTCCAGCCATAGGCACGATGGTACAAGATCAACCAGTAAGTACCGTATATCGCTGGCTGACAATTATGCTTATGTGCTTGTTATCGACAATTCCTACGTCCGTGTAAGGGGATTCCAGGTCGAAAACACCGATGCCAATGCGTGGGGGGCGCTTGACGTAAATGCAGGTTACTGTCGAATTATAGATACCATCGCCTACGATTCTGCAGGCGACGGCATGAATATTAATGTGGGCAGCGACCCCGCTACAGTCATAAACTGTATTGCTATGGGGTGCGGTTCCCAAGGCATAGACATCGTCACTGACGGTGGTGGGTATATCTACAACTGCTGCTGTGTTAATAATGGATCGTCAGGCATTAAGTGTAACGCTTACGACACTTTTTACATTAAGAACACTTACTGTGGTGGCAACACTGGGGAAGACATCGAAAATGAAAATGAAAACGCCACTATCAATACCACGTCAGTTCACACGGACGATGGCTCGGAAGGTACAACTACATCGTTTTCCACGTCCTCTGGTGCGTATTTCACGAATGTAACATCGGGAAGCGAAGACCTCAATATTACAACCGACTCGGCGCTGTATAATGACGGTACGGACCTGTCGTCTG